TTTCCGGAAGCAATCGAAAGACTTACGAGCGAGAACGACAATTCGTTTGCGGCTGCAACGACATCAATTTCAGAGCTATCTGCAAGAGATTTGAACTCGAAATTGCTTCCACTGAGCTGCTTGAATACGCCTTCTCCTGTACCTACGTTCGATGATGTCTGTGTACCAGCACCAGAGAACTGAGTAAATACGAGATTGTCTGTACCAACTACAAGATTTGACTGACCAGTCAATACCCATGAAGTATTAGGATTTACAGAACCTTCTTGTACGAATACAAGGTTTCCGCCTCTTACTTCTGTGTCAGGACTATCATCGAAATCCGATGAACGACTCCAAGAGCCAGCAGCAACAACGTAAACGCCGTTATTTACTTGGTTTGTCTGATTCTTTACAAGAACTCTATCACCAGCAACAAGCGATACGCCATCGACGGTAAGAAGTCCTGAAAGGCTTGCGATGTTTGCAGTACTAGCAACACGAACTGCCTGCTTTACGCTAACGCCAGCGGCAACATCTTGCAACTGTGAATAGGTAACTGCATCGTTCGGGTTAGAACCTGCACCAAGATTGGTTAGCTTAAAACCACCGGCATCGTGATTTGCTGTCCAAACCACTGAACCATCTTTCTTCAAGAAATTACTACCATCTGCCAGCTTCGATGAAGCAATTGCGGCATCTGATGCAATCTCTGCATTTGTGATAGTACCAGACATAATCTGTGTATTACCACGGATTTTTAGTTGTGCCATATATTTTTTCTCCTTATAAGGTGTGTATTTTCATAACATTGGCCAATATGCAATCGACACAAGGTATCGATCAAACATAATTTAAGATTACGTTTATTTATGAAACTTTTATTTTCTAAAGTAGTCGATTATTAAAATATCTCCTGGCAATGGAGCATAGTTCATGACAAAGGCTTGATCATTAGGTATCACGTAGTCTAGAAACTCTCCCGGTCTCAACCTTAGACCATTTAAATATATTTGGCAATGATCGTCATAGAATCTATATTTAGTAAAAAATATAGTGTTGGTTCCATCAATCTCACCGACAGGTACCTCATTTTCTACGTGCCTCAAAGTGGCTGGCATTATCACTTGCGCTGCTGGCGACATCTATAGACTCCCTTTCAAAACTATTAGGTATCATTTCGGCATACGCATCGACCAGTTCGTCAGTACCAACCTCTAGCGTATGTTTAGGTAAAAATCTATTATCTAATTTTTGTTCCTTTTTGTAAAACTCTAAAAATGATTGTAACACAAAATCTTCAGATTGCAAGTTTATTTTTTTGCGTAATGTATTATACATTAATTTGGCAGCATCAGCTTTCAATCCAGACATTAAACCTTTACTGAATTCAGTAAAATTACCAGAGGATGCTAAGGATCTTAACTTTGAAGCACTCATTCCGGTAACATCGTCTGCGTCAGGATCTCTTGCACCAGCACTTATGACTTTAACTGAGTCCGCATCAATAGACTTACTTTTATCTGCAATATTTAGATAAGGTAAAATCATTGCTCTAAATGATTGTACTCTATCTTCACCGACAATTACAACAATTTCTTTGTATCCTTGATTAGCCAAATGCTGTAATGCTTGAAATGGCGTTTTTATGGATTCATCCTTTACAATAAATGGTGATATTTTTGGATAACCCAAGGAAATAAATTTGATCTTTTCGGCAAAACTCAAAGGATTCTTTTTTTTATCTTGTGAATGTGACACAAATAAAAATGGTTTAGCATTTATTTTCTTTGCTGTAGATAATAATTTATCAAGTAAAAGCTGGTGTCCAGATGTGGGGGGATTTAATCTACCGAAGGTCATGACAGCTTTCATATTAGCCCCAATTTTTAGCAACAGTAAAGTTAAGTTTAGAAAATTCCAATCTATCAACTAATTTCAATGCAGTATTATCATTCGAGACTGCAACGAATCCTTCAGGATCTGTCACTTTAAAACCATCTCCAGTTTGTATAAATGTTCCTACCGTTTTTGTTTTCTTTAGTTTGGATATTAACATTAATTTACAATCAATTATTAATTTTTGTATTTCATACAATTTATATAAGTTTTCTCTCGATGATTCCACAAAATGTATTAGATTTTCTAATTTTGAAGTTTTATCAATTTTTGACTTTTCTGTTTTAAGTTTATCTATTTCTACTTGAAACTTTTGTTTTACGAAGTTTATGAGTCCATCTACATGTGACTTCACATCACCAATTGTTGAACCAACTTTTACATTTGCATTAAAATACATGTGCATATATGGCAACAATTCAGAAGATGATAATTTATTTAATAGATTTTTTGTTTGTGAATCCATTAAACTTCTAATAGACTTAATTTTTACTGCTATTTGTTTAGTTTCTTCTTTTGTAAATGTCGCAATGCCAGATACATCTTTAAAAAACGCATCAGTAACCCAAACATTAGGATTTGATTTAAGTTTGGATATGTCTACATCAAACGATGCACTAGAATCCGCTATGCTCGGTCCTGTATATTTTGTGTGAAATACAATTCCCATTTTAGCTTTTTGTATTTTCTTTGCAAAATCGCTATCGACCGGTACGGCATATGTAATGGTATTTGGTCTAAACGTTAAGCAATTTTCTCCTTGAATCTCTTGCATCGAAACACTATCATCGGTAAATAATAAATCGCCTTGTAATATTTCATTAAAATTTAATTTACTCAAATGTTGTAGTGCTGTTTTTAATTTTTCGGCTAAAGCACCTTCGTGGTTTTTGTTTATGTCGGCAACAGTATAATTAATTTTTGGTCCTACTTTGTTGAAAACACTTTTAGTTCCAACAAAAAACTTACCAGTTTCAGGATCTTTACCACAAACAATAGCGGGGGCACCGTCCCACTTTGTAGTTACTTTGACACTCTTGTTCGATGAAGTTGCTAACATTTTAGCAACTGATGTTATAAATCTAATTGCAGTCAAGAGTCCTTGACTACCTTTGTCAAACATCTCATCTTCCAAATGCGTTAAATGCACATTTTTAGATTCTTGTAGAAAGATGCTAAAAGGTTTCATTTTTTTTATCATGTGTATTAAATTTATTCTTTATCTAATGAATCCATTGTATCACTGCTTTCATAAGTTTTAAACTTATTTTTCATCTGCCAAGCCCTAGCATAAAGAACTTGTTTTCCCTTTTCGGGTCCATATTGTTTAATAAATCTGGCTTTATTCTTTTTAATCCAAGTTTCATAGTCTTTTCCCGGAGGTGAAACTTCATCTAATGATTCCTCTTCGGCAATTTTTGAAACTGGAGTATCGGACCACATTTTACAAGACCAATAATTTGCTTTCCATTTTGGTCCTGGGTCAGAACAATTATGTCTTGCTCTATAACTAGCCCTTCTTTCTGGATTATCTCTCTTAATTTCCATATTAGGATCGCCAAAATTGACTTTGACTACATTGCCCTTGTCATTTTTCACATATACTGAAAACTTTTTAGGACCGCCTGGTGTGCGAAATGGCTTATTGAGTGTAACTTTTTTACCTTCATGTTCAGATTCTTCGTGCATATCTTCACAATCATCTTCTTTCATACAAGAACCCTTTTCGTATGGCTTCTTGCCTGGCGTTGGTTTATAACCGTCCCAACATCTTTCGCTTAGTTCTTTTGATTCTTTTAGTATTTTGGATAATGTTTTCATTTTAAATCTCTATGATATTCGGAATAGAAATGGATAATAATCTAAATAGATACACACAATGTTTCTTTGTATTTATATTCCTCTACAAATAGACAAAAAATGTACAACGACCTAGAAAAACTATTAGAAAAACTGATAGAACAAAACGAAAGGACTCAAGAACAAATTGATCATATCGTCAATTCTACGTTTCAGTACAAAAACGATATAACAACTATTGCCATAAAATTGGATGTACTCAGAGAAGATTGGCAAAAGATTTCAAAAATAATTCACGGCGATGGGTTAATAGATCCACTTTCATCAAGAATGCGAATAATTGAAATTAAATTAAAAGAAATGGAAGAACAAGTTGAAAACTTGGAGGTTGAAAGTAGAAAAAATCTAGAAGCCGAGAGAACCAAATTTCAAAAAATACTAGTAGCGATAATAGGAGGAGTATTCACAATTATATCCTCCCTATTTGCTTGGCATATTGATTTAAAAAAATAATCATTTTCTGACGCTAGATTCGGACTGATATGTTGGCGTAACTTCAACAAATTCCGCCTTTCTTTGCAATTCGGATATTGTTCTGGCACCACCATAAGTTAAGGCCGATCTCAATCCTCCTAGTAATTCATCTATAAGTTGTTGTGCATCTTTCTCGACTGGAGCCCAAAAGTGTTCACCCTCTGCTACCGTACCTTTCTTTAATCCACCCCTAGCTTCATCTTGGAAATCTTTTGATGCTTGTCCTCTGTATTTTGCATATACCTGAAAGTCTGTGTTTCTTTTTTGTGCGGCACTTTCATAAGTTAGTGCAAATAACTTTCCTATCATTACCGTAGAAGCACCGGCGGCCAACGCAAGCACAATATCTCTTGAATTTCTTATACCACCATCGGCAATAATTGGTACTTTAAATCTGCTTGCAATTTCACTGCAATCTTGTATTGCGCTAAATTGACTAATACCAAAACCTGTAGTTGATCTTGTTGTACAGGCAGCTCCAGGTCCAATACCAACCTTTATTGCATCAGCACCAGACGAAATTAAATCATGAGTACCCATAGCTGTACAAACATTTCCGGCTATAATTTTAACATGAGGATATTTTGATTTAATAAATTCAATTTCTTGCATCATCGATTTTGAATGTCCATGAGCAATGTCAAATGTTATTACACTGGCACCAACACCTATAAAATCTTCTAAGTAATCGTTATTCAATCCTGTCGAAATGGAACAATTAGAATATTTCTTAATCCACAATCTTTGCTGTTCTATATCAGTAAATCTATGAAAAATAGGAAAACCTCGATTAGATACGAGCACATCAGCTAGTGCATCACAAATGACAGTATCCATATTAGCTGCCAATAATGGCATACCAATTTTAGTATCCTTAACAAGCCAAGTTGATAGATCTGGTTCAGTTCTGCTACTTATATTACTATATTGCGGAACTAGTGCTACGTCATCAAAAGTTAAAACTCTTCTCATAACTACTCCTGTGTCGATAATTGATCTCCCCACGAATCCCAACCAATTTCTGTTTGTCTTGCAAACAGTTCAATTCTTGGTAAATCGCCCACTAGTTGTACTATATGCTTTCTGATTATATCAGGTTTTTTGCTATGAGATTCTATTGGCGATAAAACAACTTGTTTGATTGAAGCGGATTTTCTTTTGATCTTGCCACGTAAACCTAGTAGACACAATTCGGCATTGCTTCTGGTCCAGTTTCCCATACCCATAAAAATTGTATCTTGAGATTTTTTGTTCGTCTTGACCCAAGTGAATGCACAAGTTTTATATGTAAACCCCCAAGATTTAATTACATTTAATCCTTCTTGTAGCTTAGGATATGTAACCCACATAAAAAGAATGCAATCATCAGCACATATCTCAGATATTGGCAATTCTTCTATTGATTTGTCATTCATTAAATTATATTTGCATCCCGCACCTCTGTTCCCTGCTAATGCTTTATCTTTATACATCCAAGGCGGATCTGCATAAATTATATTATACTTCTTATTAGGGAAAGGTATCATAATCAAAATTTGAATCCAGAAAATTTAGAAGGTGCTTCCTTCACCGGAAGATTTGAATTATCAAAATCTCTTACGTTCTGTATTATATCATTTTGTGCAGATTCTTCAAGCTCATAAAATCTCATTTTAGGTCTGTCAATTCCTAATAGTATTTTTCTATCTTTGGCAGCTTCGTTGTATCTATTTTTTAGTTGCTTGATCATTATTTGATTCTGCTTTTCCAATTCATCAGTAGAAATAAGAGCAAGCATTAAATCTGCGGTTGCTGGTACACCAAAACTTTCTGAAGTGTTTTCTAATCCGACATCGGATGCATTGTAGCCGCTTCTGTTTAGCTGCGTTGCGGTCCATACTGGTACCTTGTGTATAACACTCAGACCACGAACCTCTTCTGCGATATACTTCACGTAAGTGTACATATTAGAAACACTATTAGATGACTTCAATCTGGCACTTACCATGATGTTTAAGTAATCCAGAATAATAACATCTGGTTTGAAATTCTTCTTGAGAGATAATTCATTCAGAGTATTTGCCACATGAAACACACTAGCGGTAGATGTTGGATATTCTTCTACTATAAGTTTGCCAGTAGTCTTTGATATGATTGAGTTTAAAGACTTGAGAAATGCTGGTTTTGGTATGTTCTTTAAATCTTGTATCGGTATGTTGAGAAGATTTGCATCAAAACGTTCCGATGTCTTCTCCTTTGACATTTCAAATGTCGCATAAAAAACATTATATCCTTGCATAAAATATGAGCAAGCAAGGTGAGACAAGAACGTAGATTTTCCTATTCCTGTACCAGCGACCACGATATTCAAGGTCTTCTTTGGTACACCACCATTAGTAATTTTATTCAATATATTAATATCAAATGGCAACTGTTCTTCTTTTGTGTGATAGTAACTAAATCTATCCTCATAATCTTCTGCATACGAATGACCAACAGAGGTATTAAAAGAAACGGCCAATGCCTCTTTCATCATATCGGGCAATACACCTACACTTCTTTTTTTATCTCTACCGTCAATTATTTCTATGCCACTTCTGAAAGCATTTATTATAGCTTTATCTTTACAAAACTTTTCTGTCTGGCCAAGAAACCATTCTTGGTTTGGTTTATCGTATTCTTTTAATTCTTTTATAGTATCTTGAATGTTTTGATAAAGTTCAGAAGAAACTTGTTTATCGGCGGAACATATTGATATTGCTTCTATGGTAGGCAGTGCATTATGTTTTGCTATAAAATCATAGATGCAAGAAAAAACGATCTTGTCAGATGGTGAATCAAAGTATTCTTCCTTTAGAAAGGGAAATACTTTTCTGCAATAATCTTCATCGTGTATCATGCCCTTCAATATAAGGGACTCTATTTTGTCTGACATTGATTTCCTATAATTTGAAATAACTCAGATGCAATTTCATTAATCATTAACATCATAGACTCTTCTTGCTGTCCTGTCAAATCCTCTTTCAATAGATGCATCAGGTGAGTTGGAACTCCTGCTATTTCATAAGAAAACTTTCCTTTTCCATTTACCTCATTAAAATTATCAAAAACAATAAACATGCCAGACCAATATCCTTCCATTACAAAAACTTTTATACCTCTGGCTTTGTGTTCAACTATTTGGTATTTTTTAATCATATTAACCTTCTTCACCGTTTAAAATATCTTCTACGAAAATATCTGTAGATACGCCACCATATAACATGGTATTTTTAACATAAGTATTGATTTTATGCAAGACTTCTTCCGTAAAAAAGTGTTTAGGATTTTCTCTGATTTCTTTTTCAAATACACTCTTACCGCCAGGCACTTGTATTCTAGTGGATACCTTTGTAAAAATCTCCGCTTCTAATGCAATGTCAATTAATCCATAATATCTGTCAAGCCCACTCTGAAAGTTTAACAATACTTGAGCTACAGATCCTTCTTTGGTCAATCGAGATTTCATGGCAGTGCATTTGATCAAAACGCCTACCAAGTTGCCATCTTTATCTTTTTCTTTACTTTTGGATAACATTATGATGTTATTTGCTGCATATTTCAATCCGCCACCACCGCCAATAGATTTTTTAGGACCATACATTTGACCAACATTTTCATATACATGATTGGTCATAATCATAGGTATGCCAGCTTTGCTAAGTTTTAGTGTGAGCACACGAAATGCCGCTCTAATTTCAGATTGTCTAGTCATATCTTTCTTGTCACTTCCACTTTCCGTGTCTGCAACTTCTTTGTTTGTAGATAACATACCAAGACTATCTAAACATATCATCATCTTACGATTTTCATTTTTCGCCTTCTTCTTTTCTTCAAGATAGTTATCAACTAACCTCAAACACTGTGACTTAAATTGCTGTATCGTTTCTACGGGAACCATCAAAACTCTTTTTGCATCTATGTTCCGATTCACTAATAATTCTTTTGTGATCGCACCTTCACTTTCAAACACAACGACGACTGCATTTGAATCAGTATCAAGAAAATGTTTGACAATAGAAAGCATAAAGTAAGTTTTACCAGTAGCTTCTTCACCAGCTAATGCGCTGATTTTGTTTGAAGGAAATCCACCAAAAATATCACCAGAAAATAATGCGTTTAATGCATAACTGCCAGTATCAATAAATTGAGGTATGTCCGCATAAGTGCCTTCTTCTGCAACACTTGCATATTCATTATCAAGTGATTTTATTATTTCTTTGAATATGTCACTCATATTAGTATCCTAAAATAAACTCTTCTTATTTTCTAATGACCAACCAATGCAGTTTGCAATATCTTCTATAGGTTTTCTGAACATCTTATCAAATTGTGTGTCATAGTCAATATATTTGTGAAGATTAAATTCAATAGGTAATTGATCTATAAAGCCAATAACATCTTCTCCTATTGGATTGGGCGTTTTAAGATAGACATATCTGATCTTTTCCTTTTCTTCAATCTTTTGATATTTGGCAGACAGATCTAATTTTTTTATGTAATGATTATATAATAAAGATGCTCTAGTGTTTATCGGACAAGATTTTGCATATATGGTTTTACTATCAGAATACTTGTCTAATCCATTGACAGTCTTTGGAAAGGCAATGTCATTTACTTGAGCATCATTGTAGATTTTTTTAAAGTTTTTTACGAAATCTTGTAAAGTTTTTTGATCTTCTTGCAAAAGTATTCTAAGTGCTTCGTACAAATATTCTTTAACAAACGATGGTGTAGAACTTTTAACAACATCTAAGCCGGTAGCTTTAACCTCTGGCTCTTGATAACGAACGCCTTCAACATCAATAGCATTGACGACATATCTTTTCTTGGCGACCCAGATGCCACGATCTGCCAAAGTCTCTCTTTTCATTTCCATTCTAGGAAGAAAGCCATTTGTATAGTCATACAAGTTTTTGAATGATTGTTCAATCTTTTTTTGCAAGCCTTGTTCACAAAATGCATCAAGAAAATCTATGACCTTCTGCACAGGAAGTTCTTTACCGGCTAAAGTTTTTAAAACAACTTGTTCTAGATTTAGATATACCGAATCCGTATCAGAGGCTATAACAAAATCTTGATTCTCTGTACCTAGTAGTTTGTTTAAATATTGATTTAAATCTTGCTGAATCCACTTGATTGCTAATTGACCAGATAGTGTAACGGCTTCGGCTTGGCGCACATCGAAATATCTGAAATAGACATTACCCAATGCGCCATAGGCCGAATTCAACATTACCTTTCTGCCGTTCTGAGTGTTAGAATACTTAGACACTAATTTTTCAAGTGTCTTTTTCTTTTCTAGTAACTCTTCGGTTGATAACTGAGAAAGATCCATGAATATTACTTAAATAGTTTGCTAAAGAATCCTTTCTTGGCTGGTTCCGGTAAATCTTCCAATATTTTAGTAGGTAATTCTACCTTCTCAGGTACTCTAACAACTTTAGATAATTTGTCAACCTTGAATAGTAGTTTATCATCACAAGTTCCTGCAAGTGAATAAGTGGCCTCTGACAGATCTATTTCTCCAGACTCAGATGATGTGGCAGCAGATAGCAAAAATTTTGATAGTTCTTTTCTGGGATCTTCAGACATCCCAAATACTACCATTTCACTTAAAGAAATTTGTACTAATGCATAAAATTGATCACTCATTTTCATTCTCCTTACTTTTTAGTTTTTGATTTTGGCTTAGCGACTTCTGATTTTTGATTTGGTGTTGACTTTTTCTTTGCCGGTGCCACATCAGCTTCTTTCTTTTTTGATTTTGATACGACTGGCACTACTGGTTCCAATACAATCTTTTTCGACGCTTTGCCGGACTTAACTGGTTTTGCTGCACGTTCTTCTAAGACTCCGACTACAGAAAAGACAGCAACTTCACCACGAGCACCCCAAAGAACATATTCAAATTGATTTTTATGCCAAACAAAATTCTTACCTTTACTATTGCTTATAATTTTGTTCAGGAATAGATCACCTATAGACTGTTCAGACTTTCCTAAATTAAAAATTTCATCTATTGATACAAATAAGAAATCTTTAAAATTTTTCGTTTTAGCCTTTTGTTTTACCATGATATCTCCTATAAAAAATTCAACAGTTCAAATCATATTACAAAAATAACTAATCGTCAAGACCTCTGCGTCTTAATTCTTGTTTAATTTTTTGTAACTCATTCTTACACTCAATCATTTGGCTTTTGTATTTTTTTCTTTCTGTGTATAGTTTTTCTATTATTGCAGGAAGAAATCCTTGACCCTTTCTGGAAAAGAAATGACCGTTTGCAGTAAACGCCAGATTGTCTTTCTTCAGTGAAGACAAATCGACCGAACGAGAAAGTAGATCTTCTATCTTCACATCAATCTTATGACTAGTCAATAGCTTCTCTGGTGATATGTTGTATTGAACGATTAACATCGGATATAGACTGTTTACGTCAAACGAGGATATCCATTTGTGCATACCTATGATTGGTTCCTTTACGGCGGCACCTTCATATTGTGCCTCT